ACGATAACTCGTAAACATGACACCATCTCAAATTTCAGCATTAGAACATTGTGGTATCAAAGTTGAAGATGCCACTGGAGACATTAAGTTTCGTGAATTCGAGTTCATTGATATAATTAAAACAGAACCACTTAAATCACCAAAATCTAATATTCAATACACAGAATATCAAGAAGCAACAAAGCTTCCAGATTATAATAAAGTAGGAAATATAATAGACGTATACTTAGCATGGAGAGGATCAAGTTACATGATCAAAATGTTCTTCCCATCAGTCAAAAAACCATCCCGTAGAGAAGTCCAGATACAGATGCAGAAAGTGTATCCCGGTGCTAAACTCTATAATTATCAGATATCCAATCATGACCCCGGAGCACCAATCCTCCAGACAACAAGAGGATAACAAGAATTTAAAGAAGAAAATAGAAAATTTACAAAAAGTTTTAGAGTTACAACAAAAAACAATTGATCACGACAAAAAATTTATGATTTAAAAAATGCCTACAGTTGAAAATATTTATCTTGGCAATCCTAATTTAAAGAAAGCCAATACACCAATTGAATTTACACAAGAACAGGTATTAGAGTTTGTGGCATGTCGTCATGATCCTGTCTATTTTGCACAAAAATATATAAAGATAGTTACATTGGATCATGGATTGCAACCATTTGCAATGTATGATTTTCAAAAAAAATTAATTGAGAATTTCCATGAAAACCGTTTTAACATCTGTAAGATGCCTAGGCAGACGGGTAAATCTACAACAGTTGTATCTTATCTCCTACATTATGCAGTATTTAATGATAATGTTAATATTGCAATACTCGCTAACAAAGCCTCCACTGCAAGGGATCTTTTAGGTAGATTGCAATTAGCATATGAAAATTTACCCAAGTGGATGCAGCAAGGTATTCTTGCTTGGAACAAAGGTTCATTAGAATTAGAAAACGGATCAAAAATATTAGCAGCATCCACATCAGCATCAGCAGTTCGTGGAGGATCTTATAACGTCATATTCTTAGACGAATTTGCTTTCATTCCAAATCATATTGCAGATCAGTTCTTTGCATCTGTATATCCTACAATATCATCTGGACAAAGCACAAAAGTTATAATAGTATCCACGCCACATGGTATGAATCATTTCTACCGTATGTGGCATGATGCTGAACGTTCAAAAAATGAATATGTTCCTACAGATGTTCATTGGTCGGAAGTTCCGGGTCGAGATGAAAAATGGAGAGAACAAACAATTGCAAACACATCAGAAGCTCAATTTAAAGTTGAGTTTGAATGTGAATTTCTTGGATCAGTTGATACTTTGATTGCCCCAAGTAAATTAAGAAGTTTGGTATATGAGAATCCAATAAAAAGAAATGCTGGATTGGACGTATATGAAGATCCTGCTGTAAAGCATGATTATGTTTGCACAGTTGACGTTGCTCGTGGAGTTGGAAATGATTACTCTGCATTTGTAGTAATTGATATTACAACTTTCCCTCACAAGGTTGTGGCAAAATATCGAAACAACGAAATAAAACCAATGCTGTTTCCCTCAATAATATATGAGGTATGCAAAAGTTATAACAATGCCTTTATATTATGTGAGGTGAATGATATTGGTGATCAAGTTGCATCAATTCTCAATTTCGATATGGAATATGAAAATCTCTTGATGTGTTCAATGAGAGGTCGCGCTGGTCAAATTGTTGGGCAAGGTTTTTCTGGAAAGAAAACTCAACTTGGTGTAAAAATGTCTAAGACCGTCAAGAAAGTTGGATCGTTAAACCTAAAAACAATTGTTGAAGCAGATAAACTGATATTTTGTGATTATGAAATATTAAGTGAACTTACAACATTCATACAAAAAAGTAATTCATTTGAAGCAGAGGAAGGATGTAATGATGACCTCGCCATGTGTCTCGTCATATATGCATGGTTAGTTCAGTGTGATTATTTTAAAGAACTTACTGATCAAGATGTCAGAAAAAGATTATATGAGGAGCAAAAAAATCAAATAGAACAAGACATGGCTCCCTTTGGTTTCATGGACGATGGACTTGGCGAAGATACGTTCATTGATTCTGACGGTGATCGTTGGAATAAAGCTGACGAATATGGAGACCGATCTTTTATGTGGGAGTATCGATGATTTATTTTTTACTTACAAGCGCAAGTTTTTTTAACTTTTTATTTTACATTTTTGCGATAGGATTTGTCATTGCATTGATATTAGAGCAAATTGTAAGAAGAGGTGGTGATGATCTAGATATTTTAATTGTTACAACTAATAGAAAATTTTGTTGGCGACAAGCTTGGCTTGTAAATATTCTTTGGTTTTTATGCAATATTCTACTGTATCTTTCAACAAGAGCAGCAGCACCAGTTGGTTCAGATATTATCTGGAGAGGTGAATTGTAAAGAAAAACATTATAAAGAGAATGTTAAACTTGTAAATAATAAAGAACAAAGGTAGACTGAGTGGATTGGGATAAAGAAGTAAAATTATCTGAAATGGAGAGTATGATTACTGTTTACGAAAAACACATCGAACATTTAGAAAAAGAAAACGTTGAACTTAAGGACGAAGTTCTTTTTTTAAAAAAACAACTTGAATACAAGACAATGGGAAAACCAACACATGAGGTGAATAATGAGTGGTGATGTAGGTTTATCAGGAGATGACACGATCGTTTTCTATAGTAAAAAAATGACTGAAGCAAAAATGATTGTTTTAGCACACAAAGGAATTAAATTAAATTATGACTCTAAATATGATATTAATAATGTAAAGTCATTAAACAATAAATAATTTCTAGGTAAAACTGAGAACTCGGAGAAAAACATGGCGACTCCTCAATTATCTCCCGGCGTATTGGTCAGAGAGGTTGATTTAACAGTAGGAAGAGCAGATAATGTATTAGACAATATCGGCGCAATAGCGGGCCCATTTCGTCTTGGCCCAATTGATGAACCCATTCAAGTATCAAATGAAGAGGAGTTAATCAAAAATTTTGGTAAACCACTTTCAACTGATAGGCAGTATGAATATTGGATGAGTGCAGCATCATTCTTATCATATGGTGGTGTATTAAAGGTAGTAAGAGCAGACGATGATGACTTAGGTAATGCTAACGCTGGTGTTGGTATTGCATCTACAACTGTCATTGGTGGATCAGGTGGTTTAAAAATAGAAAACTATGATGATTATCAGCAAAATCATGTTGCCGATACAAGTTTCTATTATGCTGCTAAAACTCCGGGTTCTTATGCTAACGGATTAAAGGTTTGTCAGATCGATGATCAAGCAGATCAAATAATCGGAATCAATACAACAAGTTTAGAAGATTACGGTGCAACAATTGGTGTCGGTGTCACAGCAGCATTAACTAATGTTGTCATACCGGGTGCAGGATCAACTGCAACATTCACTGGACATCTGAAAGGAATCATTACAGGTGTGGCAACAGATGCTACAAATGGTGATTCAAAAATTGATGTTAAGATTACTGCAAGAGTATCAAGTGCCGGAACAGAATTTAAAATAGATTATGCACAAAATTCACTAACCAACTCATTTAAAACAGTAACTGAAGGTGGTGGAGCAGGAATTGCAGCAACAACTGTATTCTTTGTGAATAGTTCAGGTATTAACACTGGTGCACCGAACGCACCAATCACAGCTGCATCTGCAGAAATTGTAACAGCAGTAGATTGGTATGATCAACAAACACTTGGTTTAGAGAACTCAACTGTTTTCTGGAAAACACTTGCACCTAGACCAGTATCTAACAAGTATACACTTGATAGAAATGGTAAGAACGATGGTATTCACGTTGCAGTCATTGATGATGCTGGAACAATAAGTGGTGTTCAAGGTAATATTCTTGAGAAACATCTCCACTTATCTAAAGCACATGATGCTATCTCAAATGTAAATTCTCCAGAAAAAATTTACTATAAGCAATATCTTGCAGATAGATCAGAAAATCTTTATGCTGGATTTAATCCATCACAATCACAAGATACTTTCCATAAAACTGCTGCTGGATCATTCCAAGAACCAAGAGCAACAGGATTCTCAACAGGATTTGTTGCAAATACAACTGCTCAAGGTTTGTGGAGTCAAAATGCTCAGAATAATACATTCGCAGCCATAGGTAATGTAACTTACAACCTTGGTGGGGGAACAGATTACACTAGCGTTTCTGGTGCGGTTCCTGCTCCCGGAGCAAATGGTGGAATGACTGCTACGCTCTCTGATCTTAAAACAGCGTATGATACACTTTCAAATAAAGATGAACAGGCAGTTGATTTTATAATCATGGGGCCTGGTCTTGGATCTAGAGATTTATCTCAAGCAAAAGCAAATCATGTAATCTCAATTGCAAATGCAAGAAAGGATTGTATTGCTACTGTTGGGCCACATAGAGATGATCTTGTTAACATATCCAACACAACAACACAAACAAATAATTTAATACAATATTTCAGTCCATTAACCTCATCATCATATTGTGTGTTTGATAGTGGTTACAAATATATGTTTGATAGATTCAATAATGAATTTAGATTCATTCCTGCTAATGGAGACACTGCCGGATTGATGGTTCGCACAGCGGTCACTTCATTCCCATGGTTCTCACCTGCTGGTGAACAAAGAGGTGTGTTGAATAA